AAAGCCTAAGACTATCGCACACTCATTCGATATGTCCGAGGTTGCAATCTTCTTGAATGACAAGGATGACGGACTTGGCGACATTCGCTCTGTCCTAAAGGAAGAGATGGGTAAGCACCACGCTGAGCACATCAACCAAATGCTATTGGAAGATGTTACAACAGCAGCAGGTAACGATCTTGAATCACTTGACAGAATTACTACTGGTAACAACAGCATGACATCCGGCACTCACTACGATGCTGGTGACGAAGATATCTACAGCATTGACCGCAGTGCAAACACTTGGTCCTTTGCTGAAGATTCTGCTAACAGCAGTTCTACTAACAGAACATTATCACTAGACCACCTAGACGAGATATTCAGACTTGTTTGGGAACGTGGTGGTAATCCAAAGGTTATGCTAACAGGATATGACACTCTAATGAGAATCCAGCAACTATTGCAGGCTCAACAGAGATTCATGGAAGAGAAGCGTGTTGTACCAACATACAACGGCGTTAAGGGTGTACCGGGTGTTGAGGCAGGATTCATTGTCGCAACTTACAACGGTGTACCAATCATCCCATCTAAGGATGTAGCAAAAGACGGCATCAGCAGAATTTACATGCTTGACACCGACTACATGTACTACAGTACTGCAAAACCAACTCAATACTTTGAGTCCGGTATCGAAACTGGCGATCCATTCGCAATCAACAGACTAGGGCAGGAAGGACTTTACCGCACAATGGGTGAAGTTTGGACTACTTTCTTTGGAGGTCAAGGTTCCATCCGTGACCTACAGTGAGGCTCTATTGGAGAATTAATACAGGAGATGAAAAATTATGGCAACAACAACATACAGAGGAATTACCTACACTACTAGTAGCAGCGCAGGAATCGAGGTATTACTCGATATGCCACTACAGGGTGGAGTAGACCAAGACAAGACAGAATGGTTGAACGGCAACAGTGGTGGCTCTTATCCGGGTTCACTAACTGGCTTTGTCGCTAACAACGCTGACGGTTCTAAAGTACAGAACCCACGACTATTAGTTGTACACGTTAGTACAATGATTGACAACGAAACACTGACTCTTTCAGGAGAGTGCACAGAAGTTATGCACACCTCTTGTCAGTGGGCTGAAACTACTGCTGCACCGGGTCTATCCCAACACGCAGCCGTGGCTAGTCTACTTGCTAATGGAGCAGTCAACACATCAACTGCTGCTATTGTAACCGATGGTGCAGATGCTACTGCAAGTTTTAGCGTAGGCGACTTAGTATTCAATGCTGCAGGGGCAGCACACGGTAAAATATCTAGTATTACTGGTAGCGGCTCTGCAAGAACCTTGAACTTAGAAGGTAACAACACAGTGGCAATAAGTGATAATGATGCATTGCACCAAAGAACCCCGCTTGTTCTCAAGAACACATCGGGAAGCACTGAGTCAGTTACTCTAATGATGCTAGTCCGTTGAGGTGATTCAACTTGCCTACAGTGACATACATCGGCTCTGCAGTTTGGCGCAGGCGACCCGATAACGGGGAGTACTGGGAACGCAGAATACCTGTAGAAGTCAGCCAAGGTTGGCTAGACAGACACAGGGTTGCAATCTGCACTAACCCTACTGCTTTCAAAGTAGAGGGTGACGCAGCAGTTACAACAGACGAAGGTGATGACGGAATACCTGATGCAGGCTGGACTAAGAAAGACATCAGCGCATGGCTCAAGGCTAAGGGTGCAGAGTTCGGTGGTTACGCTACAAAGGCGAAACTACTCGGACTTGTGGAGGAAACACTAAATCCTCCGGCACCTGAGCCTGAGCCAGTAGCAGTCGAAGAGCCAGTGGCAGAAGAGGCAGTTGAAGAATCAATTATAGGAGATGAAGAATAATGGCAGTAACAATAGATCCAAGACCGACATATTTCGGTGACAGAATGGTAGTAACAGGAACCTATGGTGCAAGTGACGCGGCAATAGATTTGAGCAGTTTGCTAGCAAGCATTGATTTTGCAGCATTGACACCTTTTGACATAGTAAGTGACAACCGAGTAGAAGACGGCTCAGCAGGAGATGGAAGCGACTTGGCTCCATTTATTTCGCCTGAGTTTGCAACAGTAGCAGCAGGCGCTACAAGTATCGCCGTTAACGCTGCTGGTTTTGCAACAACTAACCAAGGTGGAACATTCATAGCAATTGGTCGCCGCTCTTGAGGTGACCAGTTATGGGAAGTGCAAGTCTAGGTGGCTTGAAGTCTAAGGTGGTAGGTCCACTACCTCCTAGAGACTTCTCATTCGCTCCGGCGGATATACAAGCCCTGTTGGATGCGGGATTCGACGCAGTAACCGATGCTAATACAGCAGATACCATCGTTGGTATCGAAATGCTCAACATCTTAGGAAATGCTTATTTGGTAATCATTTACAAGGCTTGAGTGGGATTGGCATGGAGTCACATAACACTCTTGGTTTGGACGACATCGAACGCCTTCAGAAACGAGGAATACGGTTAGCCGAGTCCTACGGGGCTGGCACCGTATTCAATGAAGATAAGCCGCTTCAAGGTATAACCAAGAAGCAACGCAATCGTAATAAGAAGGCCGGTGATGTCCTTAACATCGGGTCCGGCACACGATGCAAAAACTGCGGCATGCTCTACTTCATGTGGGTAGACAAGTGCAGTACCTGTGGTCGCCAAATGGAATATAACTTAGGACAAAGGGAGGAGTAATTATGGTTGATATCCTAGTCAAAGCACCGCTTCCAAAGGGGAAGAAAATCGGTATCTATGACCGACAGGCATACTACGATTCTCTTGGAAACTCCGGCTCTGTACCCGGCACAGAAAGTGCTAAGGTTGGTGCAGGTGGTGCTGGCCCTGCCGCTTTTGGGGGTACCACTGTAGGTGCTGAAGATTTGGGACTTGAACCTAAAACTGGAGTTAACCCCGGCATAGTAGATGCTCCTTTGAGAATGAGTCTTGAAGAAGCGATGGAGTTTGCTAAATTATCTCGGACAGAAGAGTATCAAAATATGCCTCCTGAAGAAAAGAAGCAAGCAATACTCAACTTCATTAGAGATACTGGTGCTGACGAAGAGCCTGAAGAGGCAGAGGAGCCTGCTAGTAAATTTATGGCTGGGACCGATCTTCGTACAGCAGAGGGTAAAAAGGCAGCATTCGTAGAGAGAATGCAAAATATCCCCGGATTTTTAGATACTATCTTCGACCTTCATGGCATCGATAAGGAACTGGCCTACAGTAAGATGGGCAGGATGAACCTTAGTGGTGAAGATGTATACGACCAAATAATGAATGACGAAATGCCTACTTATGAAACTGAGGCGGCAGCAGATAAAGAAACAGCACAAATGGAACGTGGAAGGAAAGTCGCTGTCCGAGAGATAGGTGAGGGTGCAGACGTTGAGGGTGCAAGTACTGTTACACAAAGGGGTAGAGACAGAGGCAATGTCTTTGCTCAACGAGGTGACACTAGACCACTTACCGAAGAAGAAAAGGAAGAATACAATCAAGCAATGGTTGGTGTCAAATTAGGCACTGGTGAAAGAGAAAAGGTCTTAGACAAATTGGGCATGAAAATTAATTCTCAGGGTCAAAAAGTAAAGATTCTCAAGCCTTCTGAATTTGCTACCAAGCCTGATGCTGACACCGCTCCTCGCACATTGGCTGCTCCGCCTGATATCAGCGATGCTGAAAGAGCGGATATCGCTGTCCGATCTAGAAAGGAGAAGGGCGATAAACTTGAGAGATTGTTAAGACGTAAAGAGCACTTAGAGAGTCAACTTGGTGGATTCAAAGTAGTTCCTTCTGATAGAGGAGGCGTAGACTTTGGGGCAGTAGAAGGCATCAGAGCAGGTGCTCAAGATGAGTTAGAGGACATTAAAGATGCTAAAGTTAAATTCCCTGAAGAATTGCAATCTATTGAGGCGTTTGCTAGAAGTAAAGGCATAGATAAACCTGTATCGAGATTCAAAGATAGTTATAAAACAGATCCACAAGGAAATATAGTTCCTAAAAGTGACCCGAAATATGTTAAAGAAAGTCGAGAGTATTCTGCTAAACTTAAAGAATTAAAAGATGAATACGAAGAAGAGCGTCGAAAGGTCATCATAGAGCAAGGAGTAGACTTGCCAAAAGAAATTCAACAACGTATTCCCGAATACCTAGAGCAACAAGGTGTTTCTCAGATGCCTTCGCCCGGTACTGAGTTCCCTCTTAGAAGGGACAGGCAAGGTAATGTCACTAGCGATTACGGTGAGGCAAAAGCACTCAGAAGCCACGTAAGGAACATGCTAGAAAATGATGACGATTATACTAAGGTGTGGCAGAGATTAGCCGCTAAGACAGGATTCAAACTAAAGGATGATGAAAAGTTTGTAGAAATTATGGAAGAGTTAGGTATAGGTCCAAATGATTCTGATTTCCCTGATTTGGGTAAAGCACCTCTATCTTTGAGAGAAAGAGGCTCTTCGTATGAAAAAAGAGTTATGAGAAGACCAAAGCAGTTTTCACTTGACAGTCCTGTTGGACAAGCCCCAGTCGCTGACGAAAGTGCCAATACACTAAGGTTACAAAAGAAAGCAAAGGAAGCAGCGTTCTCTGCAATGGCAAGACACATTGTTGACCACTTCGATGAGATAGGTATAGAAGAGGCTAACAAACTGATGCCACCTTATGCTAAACTTATTCCAAATGTCATGGGTGATAACGAGAGAGCAGACATTATGGCTGATTTAAATAAAGTTAGAGTCCAAATAGACCAGCAAAAAGAACAAGATAGATTGCAAACTCAAAAAGATAAATTGCTAGATCCTGAAGAAATTGCAAGGATGGGGCGACAAAATGCAATCGAAAGTCAGATGAGACAAGACGAAATCATAGACAGGTTACTTGATGATTATGGAGATGCGTTTGTGAGCACTCAATTGCAATCTCAGTTTATGCAAAGAACTAATCCAAGGCTGATGGATGAAAACGAAACACTGAGCGATATAGATTCTTCTGAAAGAAGGCGATTATTATTACCTTTAGAAAAAGCGCTAGCGTATTATTTTGATAAGGCTAAAGACATTCAGAATGACCCTGAACGCTTCAATATTATGATACCTACAGCATCTGCTGCAAGACTACCTGACGTGGCTTTACCCGATGGCAATTCACTGGAAAGATTGCATGCTCAGTACGAGGCTGCAAAGCAGTACGGCTCTAAAGAAGAGGCTGACAATATTATGAGTCAGATTAAAAATTTGAGAGCGGCTGCTAGTATCGATGAGGCTAAGGCCAAAAACCTTGACCACTTTAAAGAACAGTACGACGTACCGGTGACGGATTATAACCGTGCTATTCCAAAGACCACCTATGTGCAAAGGAATCGAACTGCGGCAAGAAGCACGGGGAAGTCCATTAAAGATTACAGCGAGGCTGAAATAGCAGAGCACGTCCTTCTCTATCTGTTAGATGACCACATAGAATCTGTAAAAAGAGGAGAGGCTAGTTTGGTTGACGGTCATGGTGGATTCTTTGAAGGTGATGAGAAAGGTGAGGCCGAGTTAGAATATAGACTTCAAGGATTTAGAGGACTAATCAACACGTTCAGCGATATGAGTGCGTTTGACCAAAGAGCGGCTAACCTAAAAAGAGAACTTGCCGATAACATGTTCCTTGGCGATAAAAGCGAAACAGATGGACAAGTGGTCCAGTCTGACATTAGTACTCAACTTCCTGATTCCGGCACTGGTAGATTGCCAGCAGGTATGTCGGGTGCAGCATTAGCGGCTCCTCTTTCTTCTACAGAGCAAAGAATTGCAAGCGAAGGGCAAGAAAAAGAAGCACTTGAAAGTGTAGCAAGACAACCTAATATGATTCAACCGGGTATGGATAAAGTCGTCAGAGAAAAAGAAATGGAAGAACAAGCCAACGTAGGTGCAAATATACAAAGGGTAGCAGGGGCAGCACAAGAACAAGGTATCAACGTAGGTGCACCCGAATCTCCATTCGCAGGTGCAGAGCCTGCACCACCACCTCAAGTGGCACAACCTGAAGCACCAGCGCCTGAGATGCCTGCGCCTCCAGTACAGCCTCCAGCACCAATGCCTGAGATGCCTGCGCCTCCAGTCCAACCTGCAGCGCCTGACATGGGACCATTCGCAGGTGCTAACTTAGATCTTAATGAACCAGTCCAAGTTCCGGGCAAGGGTAAGGGAAGTTCACAAGTGTTGAACTTAACTCAAGAAGATGTAGCGCAACTAGTTGCAATCGATAAAGACCCTAATATGAGCCCTGCACAAAAAGAAGAAGCAAAGAAATTGATAATAAACAAATCTAATTCGATTCGTAGGTTCGACGCAACCATTGGTGACGACTTGTTAAAGAGTATCAAAGACCGATTTTGGCGGCAGGGTTATTGAAGAGTTATAGCGTGGCTTTGGTGAGGGGAATGAAAGATGCCAATGATATTCTCTCCCGGTGAGGCTGAAACACGACCTCTTGACCCTGAAGCAATCGTATATACCTCTGCTCAAAAGGTAGCAGATTTACTTGGCATTGGTCCTCAAGAAGCAGTCTTGATGTCTGCTAACGCAGAGGCAAACGCAGTGTTTGTTACTGGCGGAGATTACAGAAACACTGGCTTTTCGGTTGGAGATACTATATTGATTTACAGCGATGCAGATCCGATGGGACTAGAAAGGCCAATCACAGCCATTACTACTTCTGCTAGTGGTGTTAAATTAGCGTTCTCTTCAGCCATCAATCCCGGCCTTTACGAAACTTCAGACAACGCCTTTGTTCAAAACCAAGCATCATTCACAAACGGCAAGTCCCGTGGAATGACAAGAGCAACTGTTGAGGAATTCATCAAGCGTGTCCAAGATAGAATCGATAGCGAGACTCACAATGCTTGGCGGCCCAGTATGGTTCATGCTGAATACATTAACTTCGATACATACAAGCCTTATCGTCGGCGATACTATACAGATTATGTTGGCACATCTCCACTTTTGTTTAGGAATGTTCAGCAAATACTGAGAATAGAAATGTGGCAGGGTGACGAATATCGTGAGATATGTGGCGCAGAAGCCCGTATACAATTGCCTGACGACATAAGGAGCATGGCTACTAAATCAATTGTTATATCACCGGGCAATGGCTCTGCTGCTACACTGACTGCTGGTGGATTGGGTACTTCGACTAGTTCCCAATGGGCCGTTGATTTCGATAGAGTTACAAGTGCTCAAAACCTAGCCGACCTGATTAACAAAGAAGATCGTGTTAGTAAGTCAGCGGTTGAATTTTCACCCGCATTTACTCTTGAAGGCTCTACTTCTAATGTATCTGTGCACAATGAGTTCTTAGCCAGTGCTAACTCTGATTATGGCGCAGGTGAAATTAAACTTACAAGTATGCGACAGACAAAGGCAGGAGAAGTTTGCAGTATAGTGACTACTTCGACTGATATAGAATTGTCACACACCAGTTCATCTAGTGCTACTGTATCGGGTAAAACCGGAGATTTCGGTAGTGGTGCTACAGGTATAATAACTGTAGGTAGCACCGCTGGTTTTGCTAAGGCAGGTGTATTTACAGACGGTACTAATGTTGTAAGATATAGTGAAATTACTAGTACAGAATTCAAAGAGTGTGCTGAAGTAATAGGCACCGCACCATCTAGTGGAACTATCAGTCAACACAGGCTTCAACTGGACTTGCAGGCAGGTTCAACTAGTGGAGACCAAGCCCGTCTAAAGGACTGGTGGCTTGACCACGAAATGGGAATAATTTACTTCAACAATTCCTACCCCTTCTTTGAATTCAACGCAATTAAAGTTGCTTATATCTACGGAGAGCGTTATTTGGAAAAGGCTATCGAAGAAGCGGCTACAAAATTAGTTGCAACTGATTTACTCATGTCCGATGACCGTTCAGTGTTAATACCTGAAGGCTCTCAAAATGTAGACCTTGGTGCAAAGATTCAGATATTCCGTAATCAAGCCAAGGCTATTTTAGGTAGATATAAGGAGATAGTGGTGTTTGAATGACAGCGGAATACACTGAGCCGTTGGATTCTATCATTGCCGTTCTTGGTGATTGGAATAGAGCCAACACTGAGAATATCAAACCAGTCATTATTGATATTGCAGACCACGGACCTGAGCGTGGTAAGCGTTTGGACTTACAGCGTAGTGACTTTGTACTATGTTATGAAACTGCACATAGTGAAGAGCAACCCGATTTGTTTTACAACTTCGTCACAACTAGAGTAAACATTACGGTTGATATGAGAACTGCAGTTAGCAGAACTAGGTTGCGCAAAATGGAAGACGAAATGCGCCGACTGATACATGTGAAGCGTAAAGGTGATGGAGTCAACTTTGACAGACTGATTCTTAAGACTCGTACCGATCTTAGTGACAGAACTAAGCGTTTGTTTAGGCACACGTTCCAAGTAGAGGTAGTCATACTAGCGGAGTTGATACCATGAGTGTTAGTTCCCATTACAAAGGCGATGTCTCTGAAGTCACGATGGGTCACGAAACGGGGCTTTACATTGAACACAACGAACCTTTAACTTGGTCGGCTACTGATGGCGCTGACCATACAGAATTTACATTTGCAACTGCAGCCGGTGCTACAGGTTCAATTGGCTCTAATACAAATGCAGGGGTACTGCGTGTTCCAGTAGGCATGTTGATTGGCACTAAAATGACGTTTCACGGCGACACCGGCAACTTTTCAGCACACTATTATGAAGCAGTTAGTGGTAAAATATTCAGCATTATAGACCATACATTTGAATCCGGTGTAACTAAAATCAAAATAGTTCCAAAAATGAATCTTGGAGGGACTGTTAATAGCGCTGCGTCTGATGTCATCTGTGTACATTCTCTTGGAATGCCTACTATTGGGGTAACTACCGCTATCGACAGTAGTGCTGCTGCTTCTGCCGAAGTTAGCCTTATTGACCAGTTTATCGGACTTTCGTCATTCATAACTTTACCCGATATGACTGTAGACATACACAAGTATCACGTTGTAGGTCTAGGTAGGCAGGTCGCAGTACAGCAAACAGGTAAAGTCCATCATATGGGCGGTGTGCTTGAAATGCCACTACATAGCCCGCGCTGGCTGTACTACAGTCTTGGTAGAGAAGTAGTAGATGCCTATAACTGTGGCTCGGCACCTACAAGTACATCTGCTAAAAGCGGCTTAACTTACACTGTTGCACCCGGTCAGACATTTATCGATATAGATAATTTAGACTTTGATCCCGGAGGCGGGACAGTTAATGCGGCAGTAGGTGATTATATTCTTATCAAAGACACAACAAGAACACCAACGGTCACTTACAAGACTCCTGATATAGCCACTACAGATTATTGGCCTCCTGCTAGCAGTAGCAGTTTAGGATCGGATGCCCACCATTTTGAGTGGACTGAAACTAGTGAGTGTCGTAGAATTGCAGCAATAGAACCTTTGGCTAGTGGGCACAGGGTTTTTGTTGATGACCCTTGGCAGTTTGAACATAATGGTGATGATATACTTTTGAGGAAGTATGATTCGACAGGACCAAGTATCGCTACAACAAAAGACATAACGAATCCAGTCAGGCGTTTATTATTCTCAAGCGATACCATTCCATCATTCTGTTTAGAGCACAGTATTCGTAATCGAGATGTTGGTTCATACAGCACAGAGCAGACATCAAATGCACCGGGCGGTGCTAACGATAGTAAACAATTAACTCGTATATTTAGAGGCTGTAAAGTTGTAGAATACGAATTGTCATCCACTGTAGATGCTGAATTAAGATACAGGTGTGTATTTGATGCTCTTTCTACTTACACTGATACTGGTCGATTAGAGTCGGCTAACAAAGGAGATAGGTATATTGCACATCGTATGTTCCAAAATACAGCAACCGATGACGCATCAAGAAAGGCTTCCGGTATAGCAAGTGGTTCTGAAAAACCATTTATGTTTTACAATGGCAGCGTAGAGGCGTTTGGCTCTAGCCTCGGCATGGTTAGTGCGTTTGAATTAAGAGGTAAGACTGGCGTAGAACTTTTCCATACTATACAAAGTAACCCTGTTGCTGAAACATTAGATACAAACAACTTGTCTACCAAGCAAGTCCCTTACGGTGGTACTAGAAACGCGTCAATTATTCGTGAGGGTCGTGAAGAGTTTGAGATGGAGATAGACGTAATCCTAACCGATGCTACTCTACTTCATCGATTACGTAGCCACCTTGAAACTGGTGGCACGGCTGGCGAGACCGGCAATTTAATTCATTTGCATTTTACAAAGCCAATCGTTAGCGGCGGTGGCACTACTGCTCAATCACTTAGAATCCTCATAGACGATTATGTTATTACTGAAGTCCCTATTCCTGTACCTGATGGAATGGGACTATTGCATTCCAAAATCAGGCTGGAGCCGAGAAATGTCAAGGTAGTCAGCCAAGATACCCTATACCATTGTTGAGATGATAATATGCCGATGAAGTTTTGGAAACCTCTTCATCCTCGTATTGAGATCGATGTTATAGACGAAGAAGAAGAAGGTGGAGAATACCTCTTCGACCCTGAAGCAGGGAGAGCCAGCGATAATCCGTTCGCCCACCTTGCTTCACAGGATGCCCCCGAACAGGCTGCATCCGAGGACACAGTGAGTAAGTATGTCGCAGGAGAAGAAGAATAAAATCGAAATAGATGGCAAGGAAATAGAAGTTAAAATAAAGCAATTGACTTTTTTTGATATCCAAGCAGTAGCGCCGTTATTATCTGACGGCAGTTTAGATTTTTCATCCTATTGGCGACATGCATTTACTCATTGGCTAGTATACGATTCACAATTTGATATGGAACACATATCTCCATCCGAGGGTGCAGCACTAGCGGCACTACTTCCTGAACCTAACGAGGTGATGGGGTGGTTACTTTTTCGGGAGCCGAAGTCGGCAAAATTAAACATTTCATCAACGGGCGACCCGTTAGTGAACGACTTCGCTACCAACGAGAAGGGATGGAATACCTTTTAATGACACACTATAGTATGGGGCTGAAAGAAGTGAGAGAACTAAGCATAGATGACGCTAAGCAACTTTTGAATTGGGCACAGGCATCTAATGATGATTCTGAAGCCTCTGCGAGCGCAGTTTACTTGGGGTATGACGTTGTGCCCCCATTGGAGGGAACTAGGTGACCACTATCAGATGCTTGGTTTGCAATAGCCAAGAAATGGAAAATGATACCGTAATTATGCAGGGTAAATGGAGTCGGTTAGTCAATTATTCAAATAAGAAGTACAATGCGATAAGTTGTAAAGATTGCGGATATACAATGTTATTCAAGCAAAATTCTAAATTTAACATACTTGAGGCTATAATGGGGTGAATAAAATGGTAGACGGCAATATAGACCCACGTTCCGTAGACGCTATGGAAAATTTCAAGGATTACACAGAAGAAGCCCAAAAAAATATGAAGGCTTTACAGCAACAGATGGACAAGTTTACTAATTCTATGGCTATGACTAAAACGCATAGCAACGATCTTAGAGAATCGCTTAGGCAAACGAGTAAGACAGAGGGATTTAGTCAGTTGACAACTCCTTCCTCTGAAAGAACTCCTATAGGAGGAGGTGCTACTCAAGAGTCTTCGGGCGATATTACTGTAAACCTTAGAATAGATGTAAGTGGGGTTACAGATAGAAGTGACAAAAGAGCACTGGCTAAAGAGATAAGCGCTATGGTTCAAAAAGAACTACGCTCTAAAATTGGTGGCCCGCTTAACCAAAGTGGATTTAGTAGGAGTGGTTGAAAATGGCTGACGGGGAAAGAGTACCTGTGCGACTTGTACAGGAAAATGGTAACACTATCTCCCTAGATGCGACTAGCATAGACATGGTTGTAGAAAGACAACAGTCTGCGTTTGGTATACCCTTGGCCGATGCAAAGAAAATGGCAATCGATCTTAATCAGGCAGTGGTTGGGTTTGAGATACAAGGTGT